TTTGACTTGTGACTGCCGACCCCGCGCCCAGCGTTATTTGTGCAGCAATAAAATGACTAAGTTCGCCAAGGGTAAAAGCAGTAGCCGCTGTTCCAATTTGAGATGTAAAACCCCTTGCTTGGGACGTAACATCAGATTGAACAAGAGCGTAGATGTTTACGGCATTGGCAATAGTTCCCCCTGTAATGTTAGAACTAACGCTTATTCCAGCGGTATCCGCAAACGGAGTGCCGCCGCCCACACCGACTTTACCAGCAAAAAAGTTATCAGCAGTACCGCCCGCGTAAAAATTCCAACGGCCTGTGCCGGAAGGAATGTTTGAATGAAAACCGTAGTTGTTGGTGGCTCCTATGAGGGAGTTTTCAGCCTGAAAACCATATTGGTTTGTGACTGTTGAGCCTGCGCCAAAAGAGCCTTGCAGCGCTTGGTAGTGCATAAGGTTTGTAAGCGGGGTGCTTGCCGCCGTAGATGCACTTGTAGCAAAGTACGTCGCTACTGCGGTTACATCAGGTTGAATTTGGCCGATAGACGTAATGTTCCTAGAAGTGGTCGAACCTGTAATGTTTTTAGATGCTACAAGGTTCCTACCAGCAGCGGGTGCTCCACCAATCCCCACTTGTCCTGCGCTATCAATTATCATACGCGCAGTAGCGCTAGAAGCACCATCAGCCGTTGTGCTGAATACCAACCTTCCGGGCATGTCGTTAGTGCCGGGGGTGCCGTCTACATATGCTTCAATAGAAGCGGCGGAAATGTAAGTTGTCCCATCGGCACCGTAAAAGTCTATAGACCCTAGAGAATCGCTATTCAACAATACAGAATTGGTGCCTATAGTGCCTGATCTTGATTTATAGAATACGTGTCTTGGCCTATCCGCATCTGCACTGAAACGCCAAATAGCTGCTTGTGCCGTTTGGTTATCCGAACCTATGACCTCCAATTTAGCGAAGCCAAGTGCTACGGAATTTAGCCTTGCTGTATGCCCTGCTAGAACAAAGCCGCTATTATCAATGACGACAGGTGTACTATCAGGGTTCGCGCTATCTTCAACTACCAACGCATTGCCTGTACCCGTTTGCGTGATGCGTAGTGCGTCTGAGGTTGAAGCAGCTACGACGTTTAGCCGCGCCCCCGGAGAAATAGTCCCGATTCCCACATTGCCAGAAGTGTCGATGCGTACTTGTTCAGCACCGCCCGTGTAGAAGGTGATAGGCAGGTACGTTCCTGCGCCGTAGTAGTCAGAAGTCAGACGAACATCATTACCAGAACCCGATACGCGCAGGTCGAAGTAGGAGGCGTTGGTGAGGTTGGAGCTGTTGGTGCCGTAGATAATAGACGTAGTGCCTGTGCCGCTGGGCATGATACCCACAGCCGTAGGGCTGTTAGCGGTAGAGGTCTGGAACAATACGCGATTAGCGGTAGTGCCGTTACTGAAGTCGCCCGTTATCCGCATAGCAGACTGGCTGAACTGGAAGTTAGCCGCTGCGCCAGAGTTAGCCGTTATGCGTACTTGTTCTAAGCCGCCTGTGTAGAAAGTGATAGGCAGGTACGTTCCCGCGCCGTAATAGTCAGCCGATAGGCGAACGTCATTACCAGAGCCAGACACACGCAAGTCAAAGTAGGATGCGTTAGTAAGGTTAGAACTGTTGGCCCCATAGATGATGGACGTAGAACCTGTCCCACGCGGCAGGATACCTACAGCCGTAGTGCTGTTAGCGGTCGAAGTCTGGAACAGCACGCGGCTCGCCGCTGTGGCATTACTGAAGTCACCCGTTATCCGTGTGCCAGACTGGCTAAATTGGAAATCTGCCGAAGCGCCAGAGTTAGCCGTTATGCGTACTTGTTCTAAGCCGCCTGTGTAGAAGGTGATAGGCAGGTACATACCTGCGCCATAGTAGTCAGAAGTCAAGCGAACGTCGTTACCAGAGCCGGACACCCGCAGATCAAAATACGAAGCATTGGCTAGCGTCGAGCTGTTGACGCCATAAATACCTGAAGTGCCGCCAGTACCGCTAGGCATAATCCCAACAAGCGTAGTGCTGTTAGCCGTTGAGGTTTGGAACAGCAGGCGATTGGTTGCGGTAGGGTCGCTGAAATTAGCCTTTACCCTAGCGCCGGTACCCGTGAACGTCAGGTCTCCTGAGATAGACGCTGAGGTGATGTCGATAGAATCAGCAGTTTGAAGCTCTTCAATAGTAGCGCCATTCAGCACTAAGGGGTAACGAATTGCCATGTATATTCCTTGTTAGGTCACTGTAATTACTGCGGTCGTACTCGTAGCGGGAGGGAACTGCACTGTGAATGTGTTGCTGGTCGCTATGTACGTGCCGCCAAAATTAAGCACTGCCACCGCTGGTTTGCCTACAGCTGAGTCGTTATAGATTAACGCTCCTGCCGCAGAGAATGACGCCGCTAGCCACACAGAATCATTGAAGTCTATGAAGGTGGTTGTTCCTGCTTGCCCGATGCTTTGGCCTGTTAAGACGTTTCCGCCCGTGGTGTATCCGCTGCCGTTAGGGACTTCGCCTGTGGTGCCTGTGTAGCTTACCGTTGCAGAATCCAGATTGGCATTGGCTGTGTATAAGGCGATCTTGAACGTATCCCCGCCAACAGCAAAGTCATGCACGCCTTGGAACAGTTCGGATTTGAATGTCGAAACAATACTTTGCGTGATAGCCATTAGGTTACCTTGTCTCTAACTTGCCCGCTGCGGTAGGTGTCGCCTCTGTCCTTACCATCGCCCAACTGTTTCAGCTCGGCCATAGCCTCTTGGAATTTGGCTTGGTATGTCTGGATCAGTTCGGGCTCGCCCTTGAGGTAGATGTACGCCTCGGCCAGCGAACCCCAGAGCAGCACATTGGAGAAGTTGACTCCCAGCCAGCTCGTCCCTGCGGTTACGATGCTCTGCGGATAAGCGTAGTAATTTACGTTCAGCGAGTAGATAGCATTAGGCGTCGGCCCCAATATGAGCTGCGTCGCATCATTCAACGCATAGGTCGTGGGGAGACCAGTAGTGGCTGGGAACGGATAGGCTTCTCTGATGTAGTTCACATCTTTGTTCAGCAGATACACGTACCCCACAGTAGGGTCAATAACTGCTACCGAGAACATAGACAGAAACCCAGAGGGTAGCGTTACATACTGACTGCTTGCTGTGGTGGCTAAAGTCGTAGTCTGCCGAAACGCAGGGAGCTGGACACTGTTGTTTACTATTGTCTCGGTATTCTGGACAAACACGGGGATGTTGGAGATGAACGTAGGCTCATCAACTTCAGTAAACTGCTGAATAGCAGTGACCAACTGTGCGTATGTAAGACTCATGTTTTAGCCTAGTTTAGAGCTGCATTTGGTGCCCTTGGTAGCCGCGCCAGTGCCGCGAACTTTTACAGTCTTGGTCTCCGTGATTTCAACGGGGTAGCCGTTGCCTTTGGGAGTGGGCACTGATTTGACGCCAGCGTACTCAGCGCTGCCCTCTTTGTGCTCGCAGCACGCAGGTTTGAATTTACGCATTATCTTGACCTCTGATTAGCGACACGGGCTAGATTACGCCCCATCTTCTTAGCTGCCACAGTGGTTACACCACCTTTCTTTAAGCCTTTCATAGACTTCTGCTTGTCGTGCTTCTTGTCCATCGGGGATTTCTCCCAGTCACTGAAAGACATCTTGTGCTTCTTCGCAAGCTTCTTGTCTTGCGAAACGTCTTTAGCAGAACCTTCCCATTTAGCCATCTTAATTACCTCTAAGTAATTTTAACAAATACATCATTGAGTGTCGTCGTTATCTGTTGCGAAGCAACAGGAGTAAAAGCAAAAAACCCACGGGAGGCGTCTAAGTTTGTGTCGGGTCTTGGGTTGCGTAGTGATTGAGGATCGTTAGATACCTTCTGCGCACCGATTATGCCCACCCAGTTCTGAGGGTGGTCGATCTCCCAACACTCAGGGCACACACGCATGTTGATGCGCTTGCCCATGATCATGTAGGTCTTAAGCCGCTTTAGGTCGTACCTGAACCCACACCTATCGCAGAAGCCAAACGCTTTCTTCTCAGAAGCAAAACGAGTCGCCATTACCAGCCACCACCTAAGTACCCCATGTGTGGAATAAATCGAACAGGTGAGCGATCACGATCTTCGTCTGCCGCCTCTTGAAACGCCTCATCGTACAGCGTCTTTAACAGCTGAACGCGATCCATAGCCTCTGGGTTTTTCAAAGCCAGATAATACGCTAGCCCTGCAACAATAGCGGGTATAAACCTGAAAGGCATATCAACGGTGTTCGACCCCGGTTGCCCTGCATCTTGAATACGCCGCAGCCTCCAATACCTGAAGATGTACGTGTTCGCCATATTTGGAGTAGGCCATATATGGATTTTAGGCGTAGGAGCTTGGCGGTCTACATACACTTGAACAGGGCGCCCCACTGCCGACTTGTTAGGTATAGCCGCGTAGGTTGGAAGTGCAATACGGGGGATGACAAGGTCTACTTGAGTTGCTGGGTTACCCTGATTCTGGCGAATCACATGCTCAATGATGTCAACAGTGTCGTTAGGAAGGTCATAGTCTCCTTCACCGTAATCCAACGCAATCTCGTCAGCTTCAATAGTCCAGAGGTTGAGGCCCTTGTTAGCCCATTCCTGAAACAACAAATTGAGGCTGCGCCTTGCTGTCTTGAATTGATAGCCAGTGCGGATTTCTATGCCTGCGCGCTCGTACGATTCTTCGATGATCTCAGCAATATCTGGAGTCCACGAAGATGTTCCTGATGTAGCCATTTAACAATTCCACGCTCTCAAAGATTTATTGATGCGGCTGTTCGGGTCTTTAGCAGTTTTTGCGGAAGTGTTGACCTTCTTCATGCCTTCCATGCGAGCACAGAATGACTTACGCCGTGCGGCATCTTTTGACGTCTTGGGTTTAGGCGCAGGAGGTTTCAGGTTCATGCCCTGAGCTTTAGCGCTAGCGCGGCCCTTTGCGTTGAGCCCGCCCTTTTCCGCCTTGCCTTCCTTACGTTGCCATGCTGGTGATTTAGCCATTAGGTTTGCCCATCGTTCTTGATAAGGATCATACCGAAATACGAGGATAATGTATTGGTACCGCTGGATGTGACTGCCCTAGCTTCTATGTCAGATTTCTCTGGTATAGCAATAGGATACGGAAAGTCATAGTTGACCTGCCCTGTGGCGAACACTGTTACGGCGGATGTTATGAATGGTGAGCCTTGGTTACTGACTACCAATCGACCCGTAACATACCCAGCGCCATTATCCTGTCCTGACAACCCGCCAACTCTCAAATAAGCCGTGTAGCCTGCGGGAACGGTGTAAACTCCTGACGCTTCTTTGTTAAAGCCGGGAGGAACCAATTCGTGCACAACGGCTGGTACGCCTGTTGTTACAGTGCCAGTGCCAACATAAAGCGTACCGACGTTGCCGCCGTTTACGCCCTTATCAATAACCGTGATCCCTATTACGCGCAGGTACGTTTTTGTCGTAGTGACCGCTGTCTGGCCCGCCAACGTAATTTGTTCTGAAATAGGGTTGTAGTTTTGATCCAAGCCTTCAATCAGAACAATGTGTGCGCCTGTACCAGAAGGTGACGTATCGTTAGCAGAACTCGATGACACAGTCATCGTTGCAGCAGTAGTCAGGTACACGCGGGCGGCAGCTAAGTTCCAGATGGGAATCAAGGTACCGTCCACTACTGTAGAGTACCCAAACTTGTAAACGGCAGAGTGCATCGTAATCTGCCCACGAGCCACCTGAAGTTCAAATGGCTCGTACTTGCCAAAGCGCGAGATTGACGAAGGCACACTGCCGATAGCCATTACCGCATGCTCCCTTTACCCCAGCCTTTCTGGGCTAGGCCAACACCGCGCGGCTTACCTTTACAACCACCTACCTTTGCCATACCGCCTTTATTTAGCAATTGGCTGGCGCCCGCATTATTTATACGCGGAGGTGGGGGTGCCGGAGGCTTAGCCATAGGCGCAGGAGCAGGCGCCGGGGGTTTAACCATAGGAGCCGGAGGTTTAACCATAGGAGCCGGGGGCTTAACCATAGGAGCCGGGGGCTTAACCATAGGCGCAGGTGCCGGTTTAAGGGCCGCGAGACCCGCAGGGGCGGGGGCGGGGGCCGGAGGCTTAGTTGCCGGAGCCGCAGGCTTAGTTGCTGGCGTCGCAGTCTTAGGCGCAGGTTTAGGCGCCGCAGGCTTAGTTGCTGGCCCTTTAGAAGATGACATCAACCCAGCGCCTTTAGGCCCAGTGCTTTTAGCAGGCATCGGTGACGGCATCTTAGGCCCAGTTCCCTTAGCAGGCGTCGGTGATGCTCCCATAGGCTTCGTGCCTTTTGCAGGAGTCGGTGACGGCCTCTTAGGCCCAGTTCCCTTAGCAGGCGTCGGTGATGCTCCCATAGGCTTCGTGCCTTTTGCAGGAGTCGGTGACGGCCTCTTAGGCCCAGT